GATAGAAGGTGTAGCTACAGCAGCTCCTAATCCTACAGATATGGCAAATCCAGTAGGTCTTATTATAATATCAGCAAAAGGAACAACTGTTCCAAGACCTACGTTAACACCTATACCATCAGGTTTAACAATTATACCTGAAACAACACCCCCAGTTCCAATTGCAGAAGTTATTGATTGACCCGTAACTGATACAAATTCATTATCAGATACGATTGGTGTACCTACTGCACTATTTATTTGTGGTGCATGAGTATGAACAAATGTAGCGTCAGCCTCAATATCAACTACACCGATACCAGACGTAATTAAATTATTAGAAACTGAAGCTTTAGCTCCAGCTTGTGCAACAGCAGTTCCTAATGAAATAGTTGTTTGCAATCCAGTAGGTATTACTGAATAAGCAACTCCCCAAGCAAAGCTACCCCATTCTTGTCTGCCCCAACCTACATTTAATTCAGCTGTTGTATTAACAGATCCAATAGAACTTGTTACTGATAATCCAGATACTCCTACAGTAATAGAATTTTGTTGACCCCACGCAAGTTGACCCCACTGTCCGTTACCCCAACTATCTGGTGCAGCCATATTCTACCCCCTATGCTAATCTGATAATAGCTAATGTGTCAGTAAAATTTGGAAATTGAATTGTAAAAGTCCCTGATGTTGATACTTTGTTTGAAACAAAGTCTAAAACTGCAACCGATTTGTTTGCTTGTGATGTATTATAAATTAATGCACCCATAGCAGTAATTGTAGCAGTTAAGTATGATAGATCTGCAAAGTCTACTATAGCAGTTGTTCCAGAAAGTTTATGTGTTTGACTTTGTAAAACTTTACCACCAGATGCGTAGTCTCCTGTTGAGTCTGTAACTTGACCTGCAGTTGTAAAGGACGCTAGTGATGGTCCTATTACTGCTGAGTCAGTATATAAAGCTAATTTAAATTTGTTTCCGCCTGTAGCGTTAAAATTGTGTGTTCCACTTAAAAGTTGATCTTTAAATGAACTTGTAATTGCACTTGTTGTTATTGCCATAATTTAATCTCCTGTTTATGGTGACGGTGAATCTATTTTTATTCTTATCGCACCATTGAAATAATCGTCTCTTCTTCTTCTTCCAATTTGCTCGACAGCATACTTGGATACAGCATTTGTATACTGTTTTTCGTAATATTGCAACATATCCATAGGACCCTTAAGATATCCAAAAGCTTCTATTAAACATGCATATAATAACCCATTAGGAAATCTTTCACTTAAATAAGTTTGTGTATTTGTCGAAGATAATCCATCTGGTTTAGCTACATAACTAGCTTGAATAGCAAATGTAGTATTTGGTATGGGTGCGAACATTAATGTATCATCATCAAAGTTAGCATAATATTTAGGCACACCAGTTGCTCCTGCAGGGTTAAACTCATCAATAAATGTAGTATCTCTTTTTTCTAAATAAATTTTATCAGAACCGCTTGTTATTTGTATAGCTCTAATTATTAAAGCTCCAGTTGGAAAATTTAAAAATTTTTGTGAAGCTATCATAGTTGAAGTTGCATACCTTCTATCGGCATCAGTATTAACATCCCTCAATATTCTCTCTTCAGCGTCTAGTATAAAACCATTAACAATAGCATCTGTAAATACAGTACTATCTACCTCCGTGTAATTTCTTATTTTTGTTACTAAATCTGAATATGTTATTCCTGCCATTATGTAACTACCGTAACCTTTCCTATTCTACTTAAAACATCTAATCTTCTTCCAGGCGCTAAAGGCATCATTCCATTAGAGCTAAAAGTAGGAATTCCTAAAGTTCCCTGAAAAGATCCAACATCAACTGTCATATTTCCGATATTATGTTGAACTCTAGTATTTCTTAAAGCTTGTGGGTCGCCTCCATAAACTTTAGGATCTAACTGTGGGGACTTAGGTTCGTATTCTGATATATGAACTAATGAACCATTCCATTCTTTAACCATCTCAAGATACGGAAAAGCTTGTCCTGATCTATCTGATATAGATAATGCGTATTTACCTTTTGCAAAAACATTAGCCATTATGTTACCGTTGGGTAGTATTGTGCTGGTGTAATAAATGTACTGGATCTTGATCCATCCTCATCTAAAGCACGTTTGATTTCATCTTCATAGTATAATTTTAAAGCTTGAGTTCTTTCTGGAGTGTACTTTTGAGAAAGATAAAAAGCTAAACCAGATATCATGCATGGTATCCACCTAAATGGCACGTCAGCATTATTTGTGTAGGCTCCCGCGTCTTGTATTCTTTGTAAAGAATAATATTTTAAATGTGTATAATTTTGAGCATCAGGCGTAATGTATAAAGTAATTAAAGGTGTAGCTGTGCCAGTTGTAACCCTTTCTACAAAATATTGAGATGGAGTTCCTGTTGATCCTTTGTTAGGTAATGCTGCATAAGTTGATCTATCTATTTTTGTTATAGATACATCTGTTGTATCAGATCCAGGATTTACAGTTGTTGCGCTATTAGAAATAAAAGCTTCTAAAACATCACTTGCACCAGCAACCGTTGAATACTGAGATTGGCTAGCTACAAGAGCTACTGCATTTAATTGTATTTTCCAAAGATGAACACCACGATTACCCCATTCAGAGAATAAAACATTAAGAGATCTTCTTGCTTTTTTTAAATCGTAACCAGAGTTGGTTTGAATTCCGCATCTCTCGTATGCTTCTTCAACTATTTCATCGATTGATAAATCGAATGTTGCTGTTCCACTGGTTGCCATTCAAACATATCCTACTTTTTAAGTTCTCTTACGATTCTTCTTTTTTCAGCTCTTAAATTTCTTGCACCTTTTCTAGTTCTTGCTCTTTCAGCATCAACTCTTCCAAGCTCTTCAAGTCTATTCATTCTTCTAGTATTTCCACCTCTTTTCATTTTAGATGGTTTTATTGGTTTAGGTGAATGTTTAGGTCTGTTCAATAAATAGTATTCATAACTTCCTGGTTTAGGTGCTCTACCACCTTTTTTCATTCCAGAAGCTCTTACTTTTCGCGCAGCTTCTGCAACTCCACCACCCATTCTATTTATCTTTTGATTAGGTCTTCTGCCAAATTTGCCGTATGACTCATTTCTTCTGTCAGCCATAGTTTGTCTTTTACCAGATTCTTTACCTGTTCTCATACCTAAAGATTCATCTTCTCTAGCTCTGTATCCTTGTACTTTTCCACCTGCTTTCATTTTCTTTTTTGCAAGTTTACCTAAAAGACCCATCATTCCGGAACCCATTAATTTTCCTCCTGGAGTTTTTTTGCCTTTTTTCATCATTAAAGCGCCAAGCACTGCTTTATGTACTTTGCCACCTTTTTTCATATTTGTTGGTCCTCTATCTTTTAACATAGTAGGCATTCTTTTATTTTTTTCTCCAACACCATAACCTCTTGAGTACATCATGCTTCCTGATCTTCCACCCATGCCACCTTCTCTCATGCCCATGGCCATTCTTTTGTGCATATTAATTTTTGATTTATCCATAATATCTCCTTAAAATATTCCTTTGAATCCAGTACCTCTAGTTGCAGCACCAGAACCAGGAACTCTTTTTTCTCCACCAAATGGAACCATTCCGCCGTCTGCTCTATTGTAAACTGTTTTTTTATAAACATCCATGAAAGATTTACCTTTACCTTTTACACGAATTCCTTTTTTAGATGTCTTGCCTTGTTTTTGTAAGTCAATGACTCTAACATTTTTATCAAGCATACCACCTTTTTTCTTTTTTATGACACCTCTACCAATTAATATATCTTTCATTGTAGTTTTTCCATCTCCTGATAAATCTGGAAAACCACCTTTTTTAACGCTATACATTACAACTGGATTATTAGGTCCAGATCCTCTGTTTGGATATTTTAATTGAAAACCTTTTTGATCAAGCATAGTGTCAGCCGTTGATTTTCTTTTTTTTATTTTTCTTAAACCACCTGCTGGCCCTTGCTTTTTTTGTTTTACTTTACTCATATCAGCACCGCCACCTTTGTTATATCTAAGCATACCGCCCCCCATTTTCTTCTTTTTATCTTTTAGTTTTCTTAAGAACTCTTCAGTTTTTTTTCTGCCTAAAGTTGGTTTGACAGATCTTATAGCTTTAGATGGATCTTTCATACCGCCTTTTTTCATGCCAGGTAATTTAGGTTGAGTTCTAATAGGTTTATTTTTATTTCTACGTTCCTCACGTTCTTGTCTTATTCTCTCAATTATTTTTCTAATCGAGTCTCCTATCGGTCTTAATCCCACTGATCCTCTTCTTGGCATACTTACTCCTGTTGTAAAGGGCCCTTTTGACGTTATAACTAATGTTATCTCGTTTTTACTTTATACCTTTTCTTGGGCTTCCTGTCTACTCTCTTACGCATAGCTTTTGATGGTCTACCGCCTCTTAATTGTCCGCTTATTTGTTTTGATATTTGTGCTCTTGAAATTGGCATTATACTAAGTTTCTAGCTGAACCTATAACAGGTTTATATTTTGTTTTACCTTCTGATTTGAAAGCATGTAAAAATTGTTTTCTAGGTTGATTTGGTGTGTAACTGCAGTGTATCCACCCAGAATTAGGCTCTCCTGGTGTATAAAATTCTAATATTAATTGGTCAAAGTCTAGGTTTTTATAAATCCAGTCAGCTAATTCAGCATTATCTGTACCCATAACTTCGAAGTCTGCTGCCTCAGCTTTTGCGTGCTGGCTATTTGCTGAACTTTTTATGGCTAGGCACAAATCTACACTACGAAAGCAGCTAGTGACTTTTACTCTGCCGAAGTGATCTCGCACCGGCTGTAAAATATTTTCACACAATGCTTTTAACTTTTCCATTTGTTCTGCACTAGGATTATTATTGATACCCATCCTAATAGCAGTATCCGATTTGATAAGCTCTTGAAGGCTAAAGTTACGACTCATCTGCATCTTTTTTCTCCTCTATTTGGTAAAACATTTTATCTGTATCCTCTGTAGTCCACCCTTTGTCTTCGACAGACCAGTAAGTAGTTTGGACTTTATAGTCAGGCCAATCGTTGCTAACAGTGTAATTAGCAATATGCCACAAAATACGATTATTAGGCTGAGCTGCAAAATTGCCGTTATCAAGCTCCAATATATGGTGGCACTTATGTTCATCAGGTATTTCGGAATGTTCACAATCAATTTCATTAACTTCTGGTGTAGCCCAATCAATTGTGAATAAATACTGTCCATGATAGAATTTTTTATCCTTTCCTAAATATTTACCTTTTGCACCACCTAAAAAATCAAACTCAGTGCAACTAGGATAATAACTAAAGCAATTCCACAATTCCAACTCGTCGACTGACATATCTGGCACTTTGGCTCTGTCAAAGTTTTTTTGAAAAAACGCTGATATAGGCAAACGCCAGTAACACGCACCATTTGGTAACATGCAGTGAAATAGGAGGGAACGTCCTGTAACCGCTGCCATCCCGAAGATAACACACTCCATGCTTTGTCCTTTATATTTGTCATCCATGTCATATAAGTACTCCTTCCTGACATTAGCGTAAATCGTCGGTACATTTATATTTAAGTAAGCCATTCTTTCTACTATATAACTTTTTACTGTTTATTCTACGTTGACGAAACCGCGCATCTCTTAACTTCTGTGCAAACTTATTCAAATAAATTAGATTTGTAAAGACTTGCTTCATTCAATTATTCTTAGGATTCTTTTTCTTTCTTGGTAGACTTCTGTTTCTGCTTTTACCTTTTTACATTTGAAGACTACACGCTCTGGATTTACTTCTTGTTTTGCTACACGCTTTGAATAAAGACATGCTTGTAAAGAATCTTTATAAACGTGTTCTATCATTTTTCCGTTTAATTCAAGTATTAATGCAAATACAATTTCTATCATTGATGACCATTTCCGTTTCTAATTAATGCTTCTACATCTTCTGTAAGTTTTTCTGTTCTAGATTTTAAAAACTCTATGTTTACAGCATTGTTTCTCATACCCTTAATCTCATCTTCAATATCAGCTACCACACCTGCTAAATGCTCCACTAACATGAAAAGCTCAGCTTCCCCTGATGACTGGCCCAGCTCGCCCCTAGGGTATTTTATCCTAAATTCTGAGTTTTGTTCTAAATCTTTTTGCATTAACTCTATTTGCGTGCTGTGTCTGTTGAGTGTTTCATGCAATCCAAAGTATGCCCAGGTTCCAATCGCAACCATGGCGATCAAAGAAGCAACCGTTTTCATAGGCATTTGCACGGCTGCCTGCTCAGAAATTTTTAAAGGTTTATTGGACATGCGGTCCTCCACAAAGAGCCAAGACAGTTAACATTACAATTAATAAACCTGTAAAATAATAATTCATCTTGGCACTCTCCATTGTAAATTATCCTTTAAGCCAATTATGTATTTTTCTAAATGGCCATTTAATCCAATGCCAAATATCTTTAAGTAATTTTTTCATTTTCTACCTCTTTACATGAACATTCTGAACAAGTGCATAAATCACCATCATAATGGTGTGAATGAAGTTCTTCATCACAATGACAATCACAGTGGCAATCTTTGCACTTAGACATTTTATTTACTATGAAATACTGTAGCTTCTATTACGTGTTCAGTAGTAAAATTACAGTAAACATCATTCTCAAATAGAATAGGTCCTGGAAAGTTTATAGTAATTCCACCTACAGCTGCAGGTGTCTTAACTTTAAATTTCAAAGCTCCACCAGATCCTCCGTCTCTTAAATGAAAATCACCAGACGCAGTACCACTATCTAGATAAACTCCAAAAACTCTTGTTCTTCCAGATCTAATTGTACCAGTTTCAGTTGTTTGCGCTGTTGCTGATATATCTTCTGCAGATCCAAATATATTTGCTGACATATAATCTCCTTTTAATTAGTGGGTCCGAAGACCCACATAATTATTAGATGTTGTTAATTAACTCTGAAGCGTTTCTGTTCTGAGTCGCAGTAATGTAATCTAATTTAGTTACTCTTTGACCAGATGCAGAAGCTGAAACAGAAGCAGCAAACATTTGCATATCATCAGTATTGATGTTTGCAGTATGTGTTGCAGCTAATGTTCTGTTTACAAAAAACTGTACGTTTTTTGCTCTATCAACTCTAAAACCTACAGTGTCATATGCACTATCAGTAATAGTGTATGCAGTGTACGAAGTTTGAGTTGTTCCAGATCCATTTCTAGTTACAAATCTATAGAATTGTTCACCGTTATTAGACTCAATAGAGATTCTATTTGCAGATCTCCATCCAGAAGTTCCAGTAAAAGTTTCTACCAA